ATCTTGTAGATCCAGACCACATTGTTGTCCGAGATTTGAATTTGATTTTACCTTCTGTCTCAAATAGCAATGAGTCACGAGTCAATTATTACATCTTGATGGAAGAATACGACATTACTGATCAAGAAGCAATCATCTCCATCATCAAAGAAGAGTCTCAAGATGTTGATAATTGAGCAAATTTACCAAGCGGCAAACGTATACCCCTAATCGATGGACTGAAAGCCATCGATTTGCTTCAAACTAACGACCTAAATGGTGGCTTTAGTGATTTTTCTTTAGGTTTCAAATCTTTGATTTTGCTGTAGAGCAAAACCTTCAGAGACTCATCGTCAGTTCTTGCAGCGAGCGCACTCATAAGTTGAGAAAGTGGCACATCTGCCATGCTAAAATCTTCTTGATCACGAAGATATTTGTTCACTGCTTTGGTGACAGTTCGCGATTGATTGCGTTCTCCCTTCAATTTCATGGCAGTTGCGACAGGAAGTGAGAATGTGCGGTTGATATTCACGGTGCAGCCCCCCTTAATGGACAACAAACTTGACACGATGAGACGAAAAAGAAGTCTGCAGGGCAGTTTAATGCCCCTACACCGTCTTCTTTTCGGTTGTGTAGGCAGTAAAATTGGCTTCGACATCGGGAACATTGGACGCACATGTTATTGCGTTTGGTCGATTACTTATGTAAGTAACTCAATTTGAGGTACAAGATAGGCATATTCGTGGTGCTACGCCCCACATCACCGCCACGACCGGCATACCTCAAGGGTGGTAAGCAATTCACTACTACTAATAACCACACCCTATCATCATAGGTCATGGCAAGAACTGATTCTTTCTTTATCCGAGCGCAAGTACTGACTAATGGACCCGCAACCTACAACGAAGCGGCAATTGACCTTGGCGCATATGTCGATGCCCTAGGCAAATCTGTCCTTCGCATCCACAATGTTCAAGTTCAATACGGCACTGCTGGAGAAAATGTTGGCAACTTGACACCAGCGGTCAACACTGATGTAACCTTCCAGTTGACAACCCAGTCACAAACCGCTTTGGTCAATTTAAACAACCGTAGCGTTGTTGCGTCTGGATCACTAGCCATTGCAGCAGACGCAGCGGGAGACCTTACCATTCTTAGTGAATCTCTTGATGTGGGCCCACAACATTGGACCGATGGATACCTTATCGCCGTCGAGCAAATGTACCTCGGTGTCAACCAAGGTATCGACGCCCTTAGTGCTGTTAGCCTTGTGATGGAATGCACTGTAGAGACAATGACACAAGCAGCAGCAATGGCCCTCGCCCTCTCCCAACAGTGAGGCGATTACCTATGCCTACCGACGCAGAACGAGCCGCCGCCCTACGAGCCGCCGCTGACTACCTTGTGCAGACCGGCGTAGCATTGACTCCCCTTCCTGCTGTCATCAAGCCCGCAGCAGCCACCGTTGCCCCTACCATCGTTGAGAACCTTGCATATGAGGTTGCGAGGATCCTAGGCAATCAGGGCAACCCTACCGTGCCAAAACCACGCAAAAAGCGTAAAGACCCTAAGATGACCAAAGCCCTCAAACAGGCTAATGCGAAGTTCAGAAAGAAAAATGGGAGCCTTCGTGCAGGCGCCACCCAAGCAAAAATCATGTCTTACGCTCACAAACTACGGAGGAAGATGTGATGCGCTCTAGAGATAGGCTTCGTACTCTTAGGGGAACCGTCAAGTTCCCTGCTCGTACTGGTGGCGATCCACCCAATACTGGTCGTCGTGCTCTTATTTTGGACGATGGTCGAATCAACATTGGCTATCGGATTGTTCAATTCCGCATATGGAACGCTGACATAACCGGATTTGATGACGCATTTGCAGCCCAAGCGCACCTTTCGATGTCGTTGGACATTACTTCTGCTCTAAGTGATGCTTCAGATAACCGTGAAATCGCATGGGCTGGTTTCAATACTGGGACCGGATATGGGATTGACCAATTTCATCTTGTAGATCCAGACCACATTGTTGTCCGAGATTTGAATTTGATTTTACCTTCTGTCTCAAATAGCAATGAGTCACGAGTCAATTATTACATCTTGATGGAAGAATACGACATTACTGATCAAGA